CGCTTTAAATGCCATTATGCTACTGTGCCTTTGGTTAGTGCGCCTGAGCCTTGACCAGAGAAACTAAAGCCAATTACACCCTCAGATGAAGCATCAATTGATACCTCACCAAGTGTGATTGAGCCACTAAAGTTCTCATCGCCAGTTGTGTTACCCTCTGCTCTAACTTCAATAGAGTAAGTAGAATCACCACTAATCACTTCATCAACTAAAGCGTTTTGATACGTGTCATCTGGGTCGTACATTCCAGAACCATCAACTGACCAAGATTTGGTTGTTGCTGTTGTATCAATCCACTCATCATTGAATGAGTTGTGTTGCTCTGAGTTCTGAGTGATTGATAAGGTAAAACTGGTTAATTCACCAATTAAGTTACCCGAACTATCACGTAAAGAACCGTTATATCCTTTAATCGTTGCCATTATTTAACTCCTGTTTTAATGGTTGTAAATGTAATCAAATATCCACGCTCTTGTCTATCAACTTCAATAGTTAAATCATCGACTGTTTCACCCCTTGTATCTTCAAATATTGATTCCATTAAAGATAGTCGGTAATGTTTGGTGTCTAAGAATAACTCAAACTCCTCAGTCAAATCATAAGCACGTTTGTCGAAAGGGGATTCATCTTCATTTTTAGTAAATGTTTTAGAACCCTCTCTGAACTCACGATTGTTAAGCGTTTCTTTTGTTGTAAATTTAAAGCCCCTGCCTTTTAACAGACTAATCATTTCATCAATACCACTTGGTTAGATTGCTTTTCTTCACTCTCGTCAATAGTGCCATCTTCATCAGTATCATAGTCAGCCTTTATAGTGGTCAATTCACTTTCGTAATTTTCCTTAAAGACTAAATAAGATTCGTGATAAATATCATCTGAATCAGCATCTTGTCGTTTAGCCATACAAATCAATTCAAGTGCTTTAGTAAGGTGTAATTCCTTAACTTGAGCAGTTGTTATAAATAATGTAACGTCTAAGCCACGATTACGCATCTCATTAGCGATGATGTCATAAGCACGATCAATGTAAGTTTGATAATCAATCAAAACAATACCAAACCCAGTTGAACTGTCTACCGCATTGGATAGAGTCGCAAAGCCGAGTGTGGCTGTTGAGCTTGATGTATATGAAGTAATCACAGCATCAGTACCAGCATTATCACCATTGACAAAGCCAATAGTAGCACCAATCAATTCTTTATCATCAAGCGAAGTTAATCGCTCACAAGTTAAAGTTGTAGTTGAGCCACCATCAGCCTTTTCATAGTAATCAGCTAATATTGGTAGTGCCGCAATAATGTCCGCATTTTTAAGCACCCACGCCATTGGTTATACCTCGTTAAAACACGCCAACTCTTTCATAGAGTCGTAATGTGCTTTTTTAGATACAGTAACGGTATCACCCTTTTTAAAGGTATAGATACCACCATCAATGCCGTGTGAACCGTCAGCAATTGCTTTTAATTTAAGTTTAGCAGAAGTCTTTTTAGCATCTGCTTTTTTACTTACTGCTTTACTCACATTAAACTCCAGTTAGTACGCGAAGTGCGTTCTGATCGATAACGCCATATTTCATCACGCCATACCAACCAACATTAACAGTACGACCAAGATTATCAGAACCCTCAACAACACGTAATGCTGGAGCAGAAGCAACAGCCTTACCAAGTGCGTTCATACCGAAACAAACAGTAGTACCAGCAGTTACATTAGAATCTTCCACGATGGTGAATCCCTCTAAAGCACCAACGATGCCAGAAGTCGCTTGACCAATATCTGTGTTTTGAGCAATAGTAATGTAATCACCTTTAATATCAGATACTTGAGCTGGATTAACAAATGCTACAAAACGACCATCTGGGAACTTAGCGATACCAGCGTTAGCCAAAGCAGTATATGCTTCACGTAAATCAAGGTTATCTAAAGTACCAGCAGTATCAGCAGCGATAGTGTTAGTACCAGCTTCTAATACAGTTAAGCCTAAAGTATCAGTTGTTTCACCTAAGTTTACACCAACTAATTCAGCAGATGCAAGATCAGCTTTACCAGCAGTAGCAATGTTAGCTAATGAAGTTGAAGTGATTACCGCACCATATTCAGCCATAGTTAAAGTAACTTTGGTGTCAGTCATTGTTGTTGATGTTGCTTCAGTACCGTCAGTTAGTGGCGTAGTTGCCGCCGACATACGTGAGAATACAGTGAAAGCAATTGATGAAGCCATATCGTCTTGACGAATAGTAGCGTAAGCATCAACTTTGTTGTAAGAGTTACCAGATACGATAACCGCTTGATTCATTAAATCTACTACCGAATCCGATAGTAGTGATTTAGTATTTACAGCCATTTTATTTCTCCTAAGAAATTATAATTCATTCTGGAGTGCGTATAGTTCAGCCATAGTTTTAGCGGATTTAACTCGTTCACCAACATCTAATGACGCTCGGTTTGAAGTCGCATCTACTCTCTTTGGTTGTACTTCACCACCAGAAAATAAGTAAGGTTTATCACCTTTTAATTGTTCAATAAATGTTGATTGGTCAAAGTCATCAGTAGCACTTGCTTGTGCTAATAGATGTTTGAAGTAATCAGCATCTTTGATACCGTTTTCAGTAACAACTTTCTGGACTGCCATATCAGCAACCATATTCTTGTTATTACTTTCCAAGCCTTCAATCGTACTATTCAATGTTTGAATCAACTCTGCCGCCTTATCCAAATCGGATTTATTGGCTTCATCGTTTTCTCTTTTAGCATTGATTAACTCTCGTGCTTGTTCGATTGAATCTACACCTAATTGTTCTGCCAGTTCAGTCTTTGCTCGGTTCGCACCTTTGCTAAAGCCTTTGTCTATTAGTTTATCAAGTTTAGATTGTGATAATACCACCTCATTTTCAGTCTTAGGAGTTTCGACCTCTACCGTTTTATCCACGTCTGGCATAACATTTACCTCTTATATATAAAAAGTCGCTTTAATAATAACATACTATTTTAACCCTTTGGCAATAAAAGTGCCAATACGTTTGTACATATATTCTTCTTGCTTATCATCAAGACCAAAAAAAGGGCGTTTTAATTTGTGATGATTACCGTGTGCTTTATTGGTTTCCGTACTGCTATTGAAATAAATCCTCGCACCATCTCTATATTTCTGTGACCTTATAGAGTTAAGCATCTGTCCGTTGAATGTTAGATTGACCTTTGCTGAACGCCCAGCCTTTTTACGCCTTTTAATATAATCATCATTCTTATAGCCTTTAAATGCTTTGTTGTTCATATCCTTACCCTTTTGGGTTCGGTTCTGAATACCAACAACAAAAGATTCAGCAACAGATGCCACTTCTTCATCAGTAGTATTGATTGTTCTAAGTAGCCTTTTAAAGTCAGGCATTTTAGTTACACGAATATCACTCATTTCTTTTTACGCTTACTCTTATCTTTGTCTTTTTTTAATAACGCCTTAGATCTTCGCTTGTCGGCTCGTAACATTATTTTTGTCCAAATGTTCATTCTAATACCTCAACTTCAATAACTTTAACTTTAATATCATTGACTGATTCGCCATCTCTATAACCAGAAGCTGTTACATTACTATCCTCGGTAATTTTTGTAATTCTAAATTTAGTATTTGGCTTTATAACAACCTCTCTCTCTTCTTGATGGTTTGATATTTCTGATATATCAAAACCTTGCTTTGTTACTTTCTTGGCTTTAATTAAAACAGAAACATCTTCGCCCTCATTGCCAATACCCCATTCTTTATTGTCATAGTATGATTCAGCAACATCTAAATCTTTAGAAAAAGAAAGTGGTGTTGAGTCTTTAAGATTATCACCAACTTTTAGATTATTTATATAATTGGCAAACTCTGGATTATCAGCCTTTTCAACAATCATTCCACGATAGAGCGTAGAACCATCATGGTTTCCATCATATTTCTTGAATGTAGCATCCATATATTTAGTGGTTTTAGATGTTAATTTACCTTTAGCAAACTCTTCTTTATATTCTGGGTAATGCCACGTTCCCCACTTATGGAACGCTTCTTCTTTATTATGAACCATTAGATTTTCTTGGTCGTTATCCCATTTTCGCCACGCCTTTTCTCTTTCTTCTGGTGTTTTATAATTGTAATGTGGGTCAAATACTGGTGCTTTAAATTTATCTTCTTTAGATTCTTTCAGCTGCTTGTTCGCATCTTTTCCAACCTTATCACCAATAATTCTACTAACTGGCAAATCATCTTTCTCTGGTGCTTTTCGCTCACCATATCCAGAAGCCTTAGCCTCTTCATCTTTCATCTTATAGAATCTATGACGGCAGTTATAAGCTCTTTTTGGGTTGCCCTCTAACTCGTTCTTTTCTTCATCTGTATAGGTTTCGTTTTTAACTAATAGATTGGAGCAGAATTGCCTTGTAGCACCATCATTAACGCCCACATATACCCAAACACCTTTGCCTACATCTTTTGCCCTTAAATCAATCAATTCTTGCTGGAACTCACCAATGGCGGTTAGAGCATAAGTCTTTGAATATTTAGCCAGATTAGAACCAGCGAGTGTTTGAGCAATGCCTTTAGTCATATCAACTAATGAAGCATCTGATATAGCGTACTTATATAATTCACGTTTAACCGTTAGACCAACATCATCAGCCAGTCTTAGAAACTGATTGCGTTTCATATTCTTTAGTGTTTGAATCTTGATCGCATCTTCAGCAGTAAACATAGTTTCAAAACCACCAGCAGTAAATGCTTGTGTTGTGCCTTTATACATCTGATCAAACTGCTTATCAATCAAATCATTAACTAAGTCGTAATATCCAGCTTGTTTTAGTGAATCACGCCAAGCAAATTCATAGTTAAGAATATCATCAGTTGATATACCGGCCAGTTGTGCTTGTGCTATACGCTGAACACGCTTAAATACTTTCTCTGCTTCACCATCAAATTGATTAATGAATCCATCTATACGGCCTTGCTCTTGATTGTATATTGAATCAAGTGTTGGCATTTGCCCCTAAACCTAGAGCGTTCATAGTATCAGTCAATGAGCCACCAGTCTTAACCTTATTAAGCATTTCATTACGAGCATTGATATTATCATCAACATCAACACGAGCATCTTCTTCTGTTAAGTCTGGATTGTTACGCATCAATACTTTATGTGGCGAAGTTAATCCCATATCAATTGCTGATTGGTCTATATTTAATTGTTCTGCTTCACTTGATGGATAGTTAGGTTCTTGGAAGTCAACAGACATATCACCATCACCAATAGGTTTACCATAATAATCAGATACTACTTTCAACATACTGAACAACTCTTGTTCATACACTTTAAAGTCTGCTTGTTGTTCCAGAGTAAATCTATCAAGTTTAAGGTTTTCCATCTGTAAAGCGAAACCACTACTTGCTTGAGATGTCATTCTAAATTGAGATGGACTAACACCATAACTAATAGCCAAGTTGTTTGCTAACTCTTGAGCCACCTTATGTAATTGATCGTAGTTGGATTGTAAATCAAGAACACTAATCTCTGTGTTTTGACCAGTAAGCGTTAGTATGCTTAACGGATCAAGAACTTGACCAAGAAGTTCACCCACATTGTCACCCTTACCAACCAGTTGTTTGAACGATTGTGTTTTGATAATATGGTTTAAAAATGTTAGATGAACTGCCATATCGATTGTACCACCAGTTAAATCATCACCCGTGTATTTATCAAAGAAATCTTCATCAC